GCCCTGTGCTATCGCCCATGCCTTGGTGATGGCGACGACGGCCTTAAATGCGATCACACCAGCACCGAGCGACGCCACCAGCGGAACGACGACGTCTCGATTCCGGCCGATCCACTTGCCCATGTCAATGAGCCGAGGTACTACTTCGTTCTTGATGAACTGGCCGAAGTCCTTCAATACCGGCAGAATGTTGGTCTTGAAATAGTCGAATGACTGACGGGCCGCGACCCCGATCCGCTCCATCACACCGATGAAGCCGTCAGACGTGACATCGCCCTCGCGGAAGGCCGCGATCATAGCCCCAACGCCTTGAGTGAATTTCTCCAGTGCGGGGATACCTTTGTCTGAGATGAAGGACACGATTTTGGAGATGAACGGCAGCAGGAATTTTCCAATACTGGCCTTCACGTCAGAAAATCGAGCCGCCAGAATGCGCTGCTTGTTCGCCAATCCATCCGAGGTGCGCGCGAAGTCACCTTGCGCGTCTTTAGTCTGAGCCAGAATCTCCGCCTGCGCCGCCAACGCCTTCTGCTGTGGAGTAAGCGCCGTCTTAACCGTGTCGATCAAGCCCAGCTTAAGTGCACGATTGCGAAGCGTCGCATCATCCAACAGCACGCCATACTTGCGGATCGGCTCAGATTCACCACGCAGCGCGGAGCCGATCGCCTCAATGGCTTCCTCGGGTGATGTGTTGGCGAACGATGCAAGGTCGGCTGACAGGCTGACCATCTCCGTGGAGAACTCGGTCAGATCCCTACCGGACAAGCCGGCGGCCTTGCCGAAGATGCCGAACGTGGAAGCAGCGTCCAGCGCTTGCTGCTGAGTCTGGCCGAGCGCCGTATTGGCGGTCTTGGCGAATTCCTGCAATGCGGGCGCCTGCTTGCCGAAGATTTGCCCGACCTTAGATACCGTCTCATTCAGATCGGAGGCCTGACCGACGGCATCCTTGAAGAAGGCAAAGCCGCCGACCGCTGCGGCGGCGGCAGCGATCGGCGCGAACATGGTGCGAGCAACGCCGCCGATCCCAACCCGGAACCCGCTGCCCAGCGACTTGGACATGCCCACGCCGACACGGCGGCCGTCGAAGTGCTTCGGGATCTCACGCTTGACAGCCGGGCCGAACTCCTTGAGGTCCGGCTTGACCGCGACGAACACATCAGCCAGCGACGCCATCACAGACCATCCCGCGGTGGCTTGGCGCCGAACTGGTCGGCGGCCGGGCGTAGATGCGGCTGCGCCGCCGAATGCTCGGTACCGGCCTCCACCATCCAGCCGTAGAACGCGATAGACCGATCCCAGCCCACCCGATACTCAACCTGACGAGTCCGCGGGTTGTAGTACCGCTGCGACTTGAGACTTCGCCGCAGATCGCCAGTGCGGCGCGGAGCGCGCCGCCTAGCCTCGTCCCGGACCAGCCGAGACGACTTCGCGACCTCCCCGGTGACCGCCTTGTCGCGGGACAGCGTGGCCAGGATGGCGGACTGCACGGCAGGCGATGACATCTTGACCCGAATATCCGCCACGAGTCACCTCATCCCAGGCCGAGCGCACGCAACAACTCCTGACGATCCCGGTCCTCCGGCTCGACCGGTTTGAGCTCCTCGAGCAGCCATTCGTCGAACAACTGCCGCTGACGGTCCGGGTCGACCACCTCGCTCTTGCCGTTCGACGCGATCGCGATCGCGACCGACGCCTGGTACTGCGCCAGCGCACGGGCCTCGACACGCTCGGCCAGCAGCGCGTAGACGACGTCGCAGACGTCGCCGAAGCTCAACTGGCTCGGGCCACCCGATCCTGCTCGGTGCGTCGCACCAGCAGAGCCAGATCCGGCCGGCCTTGCCTCTCGAGTCGGCGCACAACCTGCGAGGACGAGTCGCCCGTCGAGCTCCCACTGGTAGACGGCCGCCCATCCGATGAGTCGGAGGGCCGCTGGGTAGGGCGCTCGGCCATCGCCTCGATAGCCTGGCGCACCACGCCCATCAGCTCCTCGCCGTCCGCGCGGTGCTTCGTGGCGGCGGCGGCGAACTTGGCCCAGTCCTCGTCGACCAGGCACTGCTCCATCAGGTCGTACATGGCGACCAGGCCGTCCATGTCCGAGGCGTCCACGCCGGCCTGGGCCACCTTGGCGAACCGCATCAGCGGCATCAGCCCGATCTGGTCGGCGATGCGGTACGTCTCGCCGTGAAACTCGACAGTCTCGCCGCTCACGTCACACGACCGTGCCGGAGCGGGCCGTACCTGCGGAGTACACGATGAATGACTTGTCCGACGCCGGGCGCTCCAGGTTGAATTGCACCGGGATGAGCGCCTTGTCAGGGGCGCGACGGAACGCTTGCTCGATCGCAGACGCGTTCAGACACTGCCGGGCGACGATCCGCGTGGTGGCGTCCAGCGACTCCCAGCCGATCATGCACCGGGTCACGTCAGCCGGGTCCGGCGGCTCCAGCGACGTCAGCGCAGTCGCACCGGTGCCGGACACCAGCGTCATAGTGCCGCCGTTCATGGCGTACTTCAGCTTCTCCAGCGTGTAATCGGCCATGGAGAAAGCGAACGAGCCGGTCGCCTCGGTGACGGCATAGGCGACAGGGTCAAACAATTCGGCGACCCGGATCGGCTCGGACGTCATCTCGTAGGAGAACGTCGAACCTTCCTCGGTGGCTCCGACCGGAACCCACGCAGCTGCCCACGAGTCGGTGAACACACTGCCGGCGACGGTGTTGGTCGGCAGCGCGGTTCCGATGGGGGCGCGGAACAGGTAGCCGGGGTCCTTGAGGATCGTCGGCGTGGCGATGGTAGGCATCGGATGTCAGCCCTCTCTACTGGGTGGCTTCTTGGCCGGCCTTGGTGGTGCGCTTAGCCACCTGGTCCGGGCTGACCACGCCGCGTTCGACGTGGGAGACGGGGACGGCTTCGCCGCGGTTGAACGCGCGGACGCCGCCGATGTCGATCGGTTCGAGGGCTACGTACACACCCCACTCGGCCAGAGCGTCGCGCTCAGCGTCATCCGCGGTGCCGGCCGGGGCGTCTGGGTTCACGGGCTTGTCAGCCATTGCGTTTTTCCTCACGGGTTGGTTTCCAGTAGGAGATCGATCACGTACCGGGCGCGGCCGGTGGTCTGGTCGGGCGCGGGGATGATGGTCGACGGTGCGGCGTTGGAGATGTCCCCGGCGGTCCACGAGCCGCGCAGGTCGCGGGTCACCGATCGGACGGTGCGGGCGATGGTCAGCGCGTTCGCCGCGTCGGTGGCTGTGCTCCCGGCACCCCACACGTCGACCTGGACTCGGGCGTTGCCGGTGTGCCACTCGAGCTCGACCTCGCCGATCACGGTGAGCACCAGCAGCGGCCACGTCGGCGTGCCGGGAATCCGGTCGTAGATGCGGGTGCCGACCAGGGCCGTCACCGACGCCTGGGCCAGCAGCGCTTCACGGGCTAATGCCAGCGCGTCGGGAAGCAGCGAGACAGGCATGTAACCTCCTGCCCTAGCCAGCGCGTGTACTACGTGGTAGACGTGTTGATGAAGGGGGCTGACATGAGAACGATCCTCGGAGGACTACTGCTCGTGGCATCGCTGGCCGCCTGCGGTGGTGGCGAGCCGGACCTGGCGGCGTGTGAAGAGGCCATGCGCGCTCAGTTCGCTGAAGCGATGGCTGAACCTGACGCCGAAGAGGCCGCCCGGCCGGCAGAATGCGAAGGCGTCTCTGATGAGGATGCCGAGCGCATCGCCTTGGAGATCCTGGGAGAGATGTTCGAGTAGAGTCAGCCGCCGGTGACGAGCTGGACCTCGACCTCGACGTGGTGTTCGCTGCCGCCGATGCGCCACCGTTCCGGCTCGGCGATCACCTCATAGACCACGCCGTCGAATCGCCACCGGTCGGTGGCTGTGATGTCGGCGTCGGCTTCGAGGAATACCCGCCAGCGGGTCTCGGTGCGCTGCTGCTGCACCACGTCCTCGGCGCTGGAGATCGGCTGATGCTCGCACGGCATGTTCAGTTCGTTCGGCGAGGACCAGTCGATCTCCTCCGAGCCGTACTGCCCGGTGGTGACGGTGCCGCGGAGGCGGGTGCCGGTGTCGGACAGTCTCATCGGTTCAACCGGTCACCGCGTCGGGTTCACGTTCGACCCGGTCGGGGAATGGCCAGGTGCCGGGGAACTCGTACGTAGGCTTGCCGGTGCCGACGTTGTCGGCGATCCAGCGGCGCAACCGCTGCAGCTCCGACTCGGTCAGGTACACGCCGGCTTCGGCGGCGTCCCGGGTCACTGATGTGCCGCCGACGGTCTCCTGTCGCACGCCGTCCGGGTTGAAGTAGGCGCGGGAGGCCGCGGCCAGTACGGTCGCCTTCGCAACCGCCGGCCACGGGTCTTGGTCGCCGAGCTCGGCGACCACCAGTCCGTCAGCCAACTCCAGCAGCATCATGTGCTCGGCAGCGACGTCCATGTCTTTCCGGATGGCGGACGCGAACTCGGCA